TGTTGTTGTAGAATTTCTTGGGGGGGAACGTCTGAATCAGGGGAAAGTGGACCCCCAAAACGATCTTGGTTATTTCTAGAACTCATCTATGCCTCATTAGATTGTGTGGTATAGTAACTATATCCTACTTCAAAAAAGATGTTAAATATTTTTTGCGTTATTTGACTTCTGCGCCAAGACCTGAGATGTTCTTAAAATCTTTGCCAGCATTGGCTCTTCTTGGACCCTCATTCTCACCAGCAGTATTATAAGTTGCGTAGTCATATTTAACTGTAACATCGAAGGACATAAGTTCGTCTCCGCTATAGTCAAACTCTCCAAAATTGGCTTGGCTAATCCAAGCATTGTGAAGTGACCACCTATCGATGATACCACCGTCTGCATCAATTGCCGTAATGAATAGGTTTATAACTGCTGATGCCTTAGATATCGTTCCTTGGGACTTAGGGTTAATTGCTTGACTAGGGAGTCGATATCCAGAAGATGCCAGCATCCCCATCAACATAGCGGTAGAGTCTGGATTAACTGCATCAACAACACTAAAGGAAACATCTTGCCAAGTTAATCTTCCGGGGAAGTAAAAGGTGTGATTCAAATAAGAGTGAGTCGCCTCGTTAATTTGAAAACTTGGGCGACTCACCTTTTGGATTAGCCATTGCTCAAAGCTTTGTCCACCCTTAGAAACATTTAAGAGAAATCTATACTTTCTTTTTGCTTCTGCGTTTGAATTTGCCCAAAATCTTTTATTGTTGTCGACTGCCATTGTATTAAATTTCCTTTAATTTTTTTGATTATAAAACCTGTTATATTATAAATAGTTTTTATATTACTTTTTAGTCCTCAAATCCTGCGCCGGAGTTGGTAATCACGAAATCAATTGCGAAGAACTCAACAGCCTTAGTAGGTTTCAAAAAGACTTTCGCGTAGATAGTGTTTCTGTCGATAAGGTCTGGTGTGGTTGTAGATTCATCCAAGATGACCTTAAAGGCATCTAGACCAAAGTTATTCTTAATATTGTTCAAGAATGGATTAGCTCTAGATAAGAAGTTGTTCCAAGTTAATTCAACATTTGGCTCAAATAACAATGTGGAAGCAATTCTGGAGATTTCCTTCTTAACAAAGATCATCAATCTTCTCACGTTGATTCTATCCAAAGCAGAAGGTGTAACTTGAAGGGTCTTTTGACCGAAGATTACAATACCCTCATTTGGGAAAGTTGCGATTGGGTTGATGTTTGCCTCGTAAAGATCGTCTCTTTGCTTAGAGGTCAATTTGCTTCTAACCATGGTAACAGGGATTCCTGCTGCGCCGCCTGTCAAGCCGCCTCTGCTAAACCCTGCTGGTGCAAACCAGAGGGCTGATTCTTTCTCAGAGAAGGATAGTGCTCCTAGCGCTGCCACTGATGGCGGTGCCCACAATCCCCTTCCATTAATTGTATCTGTAATTCTAACCCAAGGATAGTAACAAGCACCGTAGCTTGAGTTAAGATTACGTGCAGTCATGTTATTGACAACATCGGCAACATGAGTTGTTGAAATCCTTTGCTGCTCAGTCTGATAGTCTTCAGAGGCTGGTGTGTATCCACCTCTTGGGTCGATGATTGCCAGAGTGTCTCCACGACCTTCTACAATTTCGATCATAGATGTTGTAAGACCTTGATTAACAATTCCGGGGGCAGTAAGAATATTGCCTTCGATGAATTCTGCATCAGCATACATATCAATAGCTTTCTTTACAGAGTAATACATAGAGTATCCAACATCAGTTGCTCCTTCGGGAAGCGCTCTGGTTTGATTAAAAGGTTCTTCTTCTGTGATGTCAAATCCATTATAGCCTCCATAGAACGGAGAGGTGAATCTATCATATCCAGCGTCCAAAACAGCCTTGTAAGATCCAGTCATAGCTGTAATTGAAGCTCCCCTAGATCTAGAACCAGAGGCGTAGAATACAGAACCTGTTGGGCTACCACCGCCAAGACCAGAAACGCCGCTTCTCTGCAAATCATCAAGAGAGAAGTACCAAGATACTTGGGTCGTGTCTGCAACTGGTGTGAATCCGTTAGCCCCTCCTGCGCCTTTTGGCAATGTATATAAAGTGTCAAAATTGCTCTCGTCGAATACAACCGACGTGAGTGTTTGTGAGAAAGATGCTCCGAAGTAAGCCTCAGTCGGATCCGACAACCCATCTGCGCTAGCACTAATTCTTAGAGGAATTTCTGGGAAACTAACTGACCCTGTGAATTGTATTCCAGTATGATTAGTACTTAACTGGACAACTCCGGGGTCGATGGATCCTGTCACCGCACCAAAGCAGTTTCCGGCGGATCCGGAACCAGCATCAAGAAATGGTGCCACGTCCGTAACTGGCAAGCTTCCCGATAGATGCTCTTGACTACTGACAAGGGAGAAGTCTTTTAATTTGACTGGTCCATATACCCCGAACGGAAGAAGTTCAGGGTTTGTCTGTGCGGCTTCAACAGAAGAAGCCATTTCTATGCGAACAATCTTGGAGATGTTAGGATAGGATCCATACTCAACCAATCTAAGGTTGGTGGTGTCCCACTCTACATGCATATCGCCAATTTGACTAGCGATATAGTTTGGTGAGTTGGGATCTAAAGTAAGGTTTGTGTATCTCTCAACATATTTCCTAGCACCATCTGAATCCCTAGCACCTCTGATAGCCAAAGTGAAAGTTCCGTATGGGGTATTATCATTTCTAGAGTATCTCAAATCTTCAATAGAAACCTTAAAATCTCTCTGCTCCTCCTCTCCTGTAGATATAGTATGAAGCTTAAATAGTTTTGTGATTGTATTAAGGTTCTCAGGGTTGTAAGGAGGGCTTAGGTCTGCATTGACAGATTCGACTGCGCTTGCAGCAGTGTTTCTCAAGTCCTGAGAGAAGAACCAACCAGTTTGCGATGGGACTGTAGCGAATTTAAAATTACCACCATCAGCCATGGTAGCGCCATTACCAATTCTCATAATGACACCATAACAATTTTGACTAGCAGAAAGGGTTTGTTTGACATGTCTATCGTAAGACTGACCTAGAAAGAAGGTTGATGTACTGTCATTGGCTGTGTCGACCAACGCGCTGTTTGTTTTCGTTGGATTGGTGTTAAAAACTTTTCTGATATAGTTTTGAGAACTTTGATCAAAGTTAAATGCTGTTTCCTTAACAATGTTGTTTTCAGAAGCAAGTGTCCTGTTTCCTGTTTTGTTATAAACTCTAATTTTGAATGTCTTGCTGGTGTCCAATGAACAAACCATAACAGAAGATCCTGTGACTTTCGCCCCACCGTTGAACCCTAAAGTGGAATTTCTAATAGATCCAGAAAGGGTAGGACCGCCTTCTGTGCTATAGAATGTTGCAGCCAAACAACCGGGAACAGACTCTCTATCTTGGCCGGCAGCCCCAGAATTAAAAAGGAAAAGACCGTATGCCCCACCACCTTCAGGAGATGTAGCGCCAGTCTTCTTTGGCAATTCCCACCCTGCGGTCGCATTAGAATCGCTAGTCGCTGCTTGTGGGTGTTGATCTCCAAGGAGACGAATAAAGGTTAAAGGAGAATTGTTTTTTAACCAAGCTTGTGCAGCATAAGCAGCAAAAGTAGGAGCAGTTGGGACACCACTTCTCCAGATATCACTTGACTCTTGACCCGATACAGGGTTACCAAAGAGTGTTATAAACTCTGAAAATGATTGGACATTTACTGGTCTATAGGCTGGTCCTCTTCTTGCTCGACCAATTATTACTGGTCCGATTGCATCTGAAGTAGATGGCAACTGTGAGTTGTCGATTTCCTCGATAAAAACTCCGGGTGATACAAACTTGTAATCTCTTGCTGACATTATCGAATTCTCCTTTACTCCGCCTGTATATTAATGACGGTATTATTTCTTTAGTAAATAGTGTTTCGTTTTTTGAAAGTCCAAAATTATTCTCTATACTTGCCGTCCACTCCAACATTTTTTTTGCTATCTCCGCCGGGACCGCCTTCGACTAAAGGGTCTCCCCATACAACATGCTCCCGTTGGATCCTCACCTGAACAGCGTTCTCCCTAATAGAAAACCTTGGGGTCTTTTGGTTATCGCCTTCGCCAACCAAGTATGCTAAAACCTCTATTTGAATAGAAGTCTCATACTTCCTCTCCTCTCCTTCCATCGCATCAAGATTATTTTGATTTGAGAAAGTAGCCGAAACAAAGGCTTCATATCTGTGCCCGTCTCGATTTACCACAAAACTATTGATAAATCCGGGTCTTGTTATAAAGGGCTGTACCAATTCATTCATTTGCTGTTGATACTCAGTCTTTATCTTGATAACATAGTTAACTGAAACGTGTACAATTGGTGGGATGGATATTGTTTCATACACCACCTTCTTGGTGGGCTTCCGAACAAACCTCGGAGCAGCGACATTGGAGGTGCGCCTGTTCGCATCTGCATTTGCAAAGTTGGATGTCTTGTCCTGCTTTATTCTCCTTGATATTACTACTGATCCGCCTTTCTCTGGCTGCGTCTGTGTTGGAAACATGCCTCCATAATAGGCTCCCTTGCGAGTGGGACTCTTATCGATATCTTTTCTTTCAATAGTGATTGCTGGGAGGATAATTAGACCTTCTTCGTCTCTATATTCTTTGTCGTGCTTGACTTGAAACGATCTCTCGGCAGATGCCCAGATGACAGGGACTTTTTTTCTTCCGTCGTTGGTTTTCGTCTTGAGGTCGAGATTGTCATTGATATAATCATATATGGCATAATCCACCGTCTCAAGAGTTGAGGGTGCAAAATCCAAATCATTATCTAGACTTTTCTTATCTTCAGTTGGTATACCAGTGTAGTTAGACATATCCTAATCCTAATAAGCGTTAAAGGTGCCTTTCCTTGCTCTCTTGCAAGTTGCCGCTATTTCATATTTGTGATCTACTTGACCAAATAGTTCCCTAGGCTCGTTTAAAGTGACAATCTCATAGTGAAATTTTCCATATAAAACAAAATCACCTTCCCTAACGAATAGGTCTTGGTCCTCTGTTAGCCTTCTTTTATGGAAATAGATGTTGATAGAAGATCTCTTATCTACTCCAAAACTATTATTCGTTGTTTCCTGACCTTCCCAGCCAATTAAAGCATAAACTCTGACGGGTGGTGAGAAAGTCTTTTCTATCGACTCTCCATAAAGAGGATGAAATCCAGTATTATCGAGACTTATAGGGTAATAAAGGACTGTTTGACCAATGACCCGCTCTATGAGTTCATCATTGATCTGCTTGACCAAATTGCGCTCTTTCTCCCCAGTAAACAAGGGAGCAGGGGGATTAGTTGGTTGTGTCCATTTGTTATCTGCCATTTACCTACCCTACAAACACTGATGGTGGAATATTCATTAATACCTTTTGTGTCGAATCGGCTACGTTTCCGTCTTTCTCAGCTAGTTTTTCGTATGTCAACTCGTCTAGGACAGTTTTCAGTTCTTCTCTTAAAAGATTTTGCTGCTCCTTAGCCTCGGACACAAGGGCTGGACCATTTAGGGTTACGGTTTCGTTGGGAATAGGTATGGTGGCAAACTTGCTCCTAATCATTCCCAGCATTTCTTTGGAGACAGCAAGAGCAAACCTTCTAATCCACTGCTTACCAATCGAGTTAATCTTGTCATAAGGTATGTTCTCGAACGGAAGTGTATTCATATTATTAACACCTGTCGCGCCGTCTTCCTTACCAGCCTCTTCGGTCCATGGGTCTGTTCTAACGGAGAACTCAACCCACATCTTTTCTGGAGACAGTGTGCTAGGGGATGGAAATAATCTTAGATTGTTGTCTTTGATCTCGTAAGAATAATGTGATGCCCTAGTATATATCGCATCTTCGAATGCCATCGATTGTGCCTTGTTTTGCCAAACGGGGATTATTTCAAAGGTAGAATCATCCGAATACTGACCATAATGGCTCATGTTTCCAACAGTGTTTAAGCCCCCGTAGTATCCGTAAAATCTCCACATAGCGTATGGCGTTTTATAATAAACTTTACGAACGGTTATTCTTTTATCTCCGTTGGTCCCAAGCTTTTGATAAAATGGACTATCAGAATCTGTTGTAGCTGTGTTCTTGACAATTGATTGCAAGTCATAGTCCTGTACTTTGGTTACCGTATCAAAAGACGCGGAGTAAATAGGGGTGGCACCGCCGATTCCAGACTCGGTTGAGACAGCATCTCCGACTCTGCCAGCGTATTGAAAGCTGAACTTTGGATATGACAAGGCGGGATTTGATCCACTTATTGTTTCCCCACTATCGAACTCTCCGTCTGAATTGAAAGATCCTGTGCTCGATCCGAGAACACTTCCCAAGACGTTTTTTGCTTGATGGATATTGACAAGATAAGAATATTCCAGACATGCTTCTTCATAGGCAGCATAGACTTGGTATTCTGTAATCTCGACATC